CAGGATCCTAGTATATTAATACACACACTTTAATTTTCTAACCAACAGGTCTGCACTCAAAATAACACAGTTGGTCCCCAACAGCCACCGCTAGTTCCCCCGCCACCGCATTCCACTGCATACCTTTGCATTATTAGGATAGAAGTTAATACCATGGGTAGTTTTATCTATGTTTTTGTTAGCTTTTTCGATGTTGTTCTTACCTTTTTTGACCTTTTTCGACCTTAACCCCACCTTATTTGATGATAATAACACTTAGATCTATGTAATTTCTTTCTATTTATGAGATGGAAGAAGTTTTATCAGCAGCACTTATCTTGGTGGCGTGTATATCTGGCGGTGTTTCCTGTATGTTCATTGCTCGGAGTCGGTCTGTTACTAACAAGCACTCTAGGCAACGTATCAAAGAAATGGAATCTGATATTAGATATCTAACAGAAAACCAAAAGATTGAAGCTAAAGATTACAGAAAAGAGATTATGAGATTGAAAGTGATTAATACAAAACAGCAAGACGGTCTCACAACAATAACAGACAAGGACATGGAGAACAGTGGCCTGGGTGAGGTCATCATGCAGTTAATCCCTAAAAAATATAGAAAAGCAGCAGGATTTCTAGTTCCTCAGGTCGAACAAGCAATTAAGAATGACCCATCTTTATTAGATAAGGTATATGATAAAATCAAATCCGCTAACACAACCAATAATCAACCGCCCGAATCTGGAAGTCCGACTCAAACAGTACAAAGCCTGTGATGCCTGTGCTGATACTGTAGACGGTCACCCACATGGAATTATTAGAACCGTTGATGTTCAAACTAATTCAAACAAATTGGATGCAGTTTACAATACTACCGAAACTTGTCCTAAATGTAAAGGGGAAAAATATATCTGGGTTTAATCATCTTTCCATTCACTCCAAACTACATCACCATGACCTTCTCTAATATTGATCCGTTTTTTCTTTTTACAAACTGAACAGATATACGCTTTTTGTTCTTGAACCATTAGAAATTCCACGCAGAATCTGACTTTTTACGCCTAGATTTACGCTTTTTTACACGTTTATAGGCTTTACGTGCTGTTTTTCGTACTTGACCTTTTCGTGTACTTCGTTTTCTTTTTCTTGTTGTTGATTTTCGTTTAGTCTTTTTCTTGGTCCCTCTAAGTCTGCGCATTTTTGCGCCCCAAGCCTTTGCGGCTTTAGAACCTTTCTTCAAGTAACGGAAACCCCTCTAGATGAATAAAATGATTTAGCTGCTGCGCTTAATGTTGGAACTGAACGTGTAGTTCCACCTGACCAAGTAATAGTACTGGAACTTGGACTGCTGACACCTCTATTAGTTTCACCTGAGCTTTGAGCTACAGAACTGATATTGGCTGCACCAGCAATATTTGAATCAAAAACTGGTGTAGCGATTAAATTCTTAATTTCCCAAAATGGTTGAAATAAGCCTGCTAAACCCCCGCCAACACCTTGACCGAGTTCTTTAGCACCTGTACCAATGCTGCCTAATGTTCCACCAAAAGCGGAACCTGTTGCAGATAATGCACCAGCAGTGGCTGCTGCGTCTGTTGGGCGGGAAATAGCGTTGCCTAGAAAAAGAACACCAAGACCGACAGCAAGTAAGGGAAAGATTTTGGAAAGAATACCCATGTTTTAACTTAATATACAATGTAAAATATGTTTCTAAATTCGAATTTAGAAACATTTAAGAACTAAAGTCAGAATGATTGTATGTGGCATTTAAACTAAAAACAGGCAAAACCATGAATAAGGTTTTAGCAGGTGTTGGTATTGCAACACTTGGAAGTTTAGTTTTAGGTGCAGTGGCGCCAGCTCTTGCAGGTGGAACAACAGGTAAAATTATTGAAGGTGCAGCAGCATATGGCGTAGGTGGCATAGAGTCATTAGCAGGTGCAGCAATTCCTATGTTTTTAGGTAGTTCATTACATTCTTTTTCAGGTTCAACAGCATTAGACAACGTACAGACGGAGAGTCTTTAAAATGGCAGTTCCACTAATGCGTCAATATAACACAACAGGTGCAGCTCTTGGTACTTTTGCTTTGGCGTTAGACGCGATAACAGGTCTTACAGTTCAGCAACTTAACCGCGATAACGTAATTCTTGATGAAGTTACCGCATCGGTTCCAGTTGCTGGTGATTTGTACGAAGATAGATTATTAATTAACCAATTAGAATCTGGAGTTACGTTTTTCTCGCAGACATCTGACCCTGCCAGCGCTGGGCGTGTTGTGCCAGGTCCTATACCCATAACAGTGGGAGGTCAGGCTGGCGGAAAACAATTAGCATTTAATTGTAATCAGACCGCTGGCGTTGCAGCAGTTTACAGTTTCTTAATTAAATACGCAAACCTATTTTAGATAAATGCCTTCTATAATTCAGGGCTTTGTTGTAACAACAAAACCCAAAGACCCAACTTTAGAAAGTTTCCCTGCCGTTGATACAATCGCTGCTGGGACAACAGGAACCGTAGTTTATCCTAACTTATACAAAGGCGTTGCAATTAGTGCAGCAATAATAAATCAAGATGGGGTCAACGCTACAACAATTTCATTAAACGGTTCAACACCTTTTCAACTATCCGCTGGTGGTCAGTTTAACGTAAACGACATGAACATTATTTCAATTAGAATCATAGCGGGTGCAGGTGGTCAGACCGATATTATTTCACAAGTAGCCCCAACATTGCTAACAACTGAAAGAGCTAGATGGGATTTAGGTAGAGGCTAAGATGGCCTTTAGTGGCGGGGGTTCTAACGTAACTAAACCCCATACACATGATGCTACAATTTTACAGGATGGTGGGTCCCTCAATTTTCAAAATATTACACAAGGAAATATGGCAGCTGGTTCCGTTACTCAAAGTGACGGAGTTCATATGCAAGAACTTTTAATCGGAACTCCAACTCAGGTTCCTCGCGTAAATGGTGCAGGAACTTCACTCGAATATCATAGTCCAGTCGATTTAACTGGTTCACTTGAATTGTTAGCGACTGAAACGCTAGCAGCAACGGGAGCAGATTTGGAAATAACTGGGACGTGGAATGTTTCCGATTACTCTCAATTTATTTTAATTTGTGGGTTCTCAAATGATAACAGTGGTGGTACACCAGATTTAAGATTTAGAATAAATAGTCAAAGTGCAGCGGTGTATGTTACTAACATGACCTTAAACACAGCTGGTGTTTTATCTGCAACTACAACAGGGATGGCGACAAGTGGTTTAATTTGTACGTCGGCGGTATGTAGACCGTCATCAACTGAAACCTGTCAGACAAGAATTGAATTTGATTTATGCGAACAGAACCCAAATAATACTTACCGCTGGAACTGGTCTAATACCCCCATGTGGAATCAATCGGGAGCTGTTGTTAGCGATAACCAACAAATTTCTTCAATCTTTAATAACAATTTTCAGACCCAACTATTAAAACTTCATTTCTATTTCAGTGATGCCTCCAACTTCCGCATAGGTTCTACAATAACTCTGTATGGCATCAAAAGAACTTAAAAAAATGTGGATTAAACTTCAAATTTCAGTTTTGAAGTTTATCAAGTGTTTTATTGATCGATCGTAAATTCGTTGTAATTCTTTTGAAAACTTGTCGGGCTAGTGTGGGTGAGGTTAATACTCTCACAATCATATGTTATTGAACAATGACAATTCTTACAACGAATTTTTAAAACCCTTTCAAGTTCAATATTGCCACACTTGCAAGTTGGGTTGAAACATTTCAAACTCCAAGACATTTAAAACAGTAAATAGAGTTTGTATTTTTCTTTTTGAACTTGCCACATTTTGAACAATGGAAGTTTATTGAAATAACTTCACTTTGTATGGCCAGGTCTGCGCTACAAATATTTTTTAATATTCCTGTTCTGTTCATCCTGTTTCTAGACCGAGGTTTTGCGCTACATCCATAATGCTAAAACACATAGCCTCATTCGCATTTTTAAAACCCTTATGAGTTCTAATTTGTTCCAGCAATGCCCAGTATGAAATTGGTAGACTTAGCGTTTTGGCTGCTTTTATTCCACCTACGTTCCTTCCTGCTTCTTTTGCTACTTTTGTCTGTGCTGTTAGGTAATCCAGTCTTTATCACCCCCTGTTCCAGTCAATTTTTTAGAAATGAGGGGGTATTGAGCGCTAGACTGCATATCGGGGTTCTTATGTGACCGGATATAGCTAGCTGGTTTAGAAGTTATGTATCTTTTTTGCCTATGACTAAGTGTTAACCCCATCATTTCACCATCCAATCAGGATCCTAGTATATTAATACACACACTTTAATTTTCTAACCAACAGGTCTGCACTCAAAATAACACAGTTGGTCCCCAACAGCCACCGCTAGTTCCCCCGCCACCGCATTCCACTGCATACCTTTGCATTATTAGGATAGAA